CCCAACGACGACGCCAACGGCCGTTGGGATCGCCCAATAGATCTGCTCGATGTTGTCGGAGTTCAGGGTCTCCGTGATCCCGTTGTTGTCAGCGACGGTGCCATCCTGGCCAGTCGGATCGAAGCGCAGGAGCTCATTCGACTTGGTGGCGTCAAACCGGTTCCCAATCGCCCCCATCAGATAAAAGCGGCCCTCGTAGTAGGTGCCCGAGGTGGGGTAGCCAGAGTTCGCGCTGAAAGCCCCTAGCCGCCAAGTTGTGATTGGGGTCGTGTAGAGCAGGTTCCCGTCGGCGCGCGGGTTGCCCTCGAGGTCGACGGAGGCCGGCTGGATAGCCATCGTCACCTGGTTCACGCTCGCTACCGTAACGATGAAGCCCCACGTCCAGACCGCGGCCGTCGTCGAGACCGCCCACTTGGTCAGGTCAGTATCCGGCTGCACGTTCGTGTTCGCGACGATCGCAGTATAGTAGGCCCCATCGAATTTGACAGACTGGTTGGCCGCGTAGGGCGTCCCACTCGACCAGACCTGAGGCTCGCTGAAGAGGCGGATCATCCGGCCGACGTCCGACGAATTGAAACCAGCGCCGCCGTTAATTGAAGTCGTCGCCGAGAAGCTGACCGTAATCGTTCCCGTCAAGCCGCTGGGAGTGGCCGTAGAGCCGTCCGTCGGTGGGTCGAGGTAGGGACCATCGGAGAAGACCGCCTGGGCGAAGGTGAAGTTCGCAAAGACGTTCGAGACTGTGAAAGATGACGTCAGGAGATACACGGGGAAACCCGGGACCAGGATTAGCGCGAACGCGTCATTCTGGACGATCCTGGCCTGGGCCCATTGGCCGTTCGTGTAGGGGGTCGTGAAGGTTGTAACGCGACTGACGATCAGGGTATTGAGGCCAAGGGTGATAGTGCTCCCATCTACCCCTGCGCCCGTCACGGGATCGGCAATCGTGAAGTGGAAGGCGTCCACGACCGTAATCGCCAACTGGCGGTTCAGCAGCGGGGTCATCCCAAGGAATACGACGCCACCGACAGGGAGGCCGAACTGGACTTGGTCGCCGGTCGACCATCCATGCGCCTGCGCCGTCTCGACCAGAGCCGGGTTCGCTGAGTTGATGCCGAGCACGACTGGTGGATTTGGGTCCAGGACCAGGCTTAGGCCGGCGAAGAACCGAATATGACCGTCAGTGAACTCTATCTGGTATGGTGCCTCTACCGAGAAGTCGAACAAGCGCAGCTGAGCCTTGGCCCCGTTGCGGGTCGTGGCGGCGAAGGCCGTCCCCGGCCGGCGCACTGCGGAGCCTTCCTCGATCGGGATCGTGTTCAGGCAGACGTTCATGCCCGAGCGGTAGAGCGGGTCGTCCATCCGGCCTTGATAGTAGGGAGAGAATTCGCCTCCGAGAAACGAAGTCTGAAGCGCTGAAGCGTCGGGCATTGCCTACCTCCGACAAGTGATGTAGTCGTCCTCGGGCGCTTCGGTCGGGCCCTGCTCAATACCATTGACCATGCGAGCCTCTGTCATGAACCGATTATAAGCCGAGACGATAGCACTAAGCTTCGTGGTCGACTGCGTCAAGGTCTCGCAGACCTCAGTCGCTATCCGGCAAGCCATGCCCTCGCAGAACATCGGGTCCATGAGGGTCACATCCGCTACGTCGGCGACGAAACGCAGGGTGATCGGATAGACCTCGCGAGTGACGATCAGCCCATTCTCATAGACCCAATCGTCATAGGTCAGGCCAGAGGGTGCTCCGAGGTAGCTCGTGCTCCCAGCCTTAGGATCCTGAGGGGCTTCGCGCAGGAAGCCATAGGGCAGCACGTAGACGTTCCGAGTGGCGCTCTGGGTCACAGGGCCCGAACCGGCCGGATAGACCAGTTGAAGGCTCCGCACGGTCGCGTTACCTAGCTTCAGCCAGTTGATGCCCATCATGAGATCGGGCTGCGTATTCGGCTGGAGACCCCATGGGGCCAAGCCATTGTCGGTCCAGTTGACCCCGGCATTACCCACCGGGTTATGGCCGACGTTCCCCGCACCGGTGGAGGTGTAGAGGTGATTGTCTGAGCCGATGACCTGAGCAGCGTTCCCATACGTGGTGCCTACGAGCCAGAGCGCGACTGGTGTTGAATTGACATTCAGGTCGATCTGGCTCTGATAGACAACGGAGTTGAAGAGGACCGTTTGGCCAACGCTGTAGATCCCGGTGTTCACCCATGCGGGGACAGTCGTCGGGACATCAGAGTTGCCAGTGTTCAAACTCAGGTAGACGGACGGGTTCGGTCCCGTAGGATAGTAGACAAGTTCGCCAGCAAAGTAGCCACCATTCGTGGCAATCTGGCCCTGCTTCGTCCAGTGGACACCGCCATCCGTGACCGGGTTGTTGTTCACGTTCCCGTTCGTCACCGAACTATATTCGAACTCGTCGGAGCCGATCGCTAGCTGGCCCGCGGCATAGGTCGTGCTCGGCGACCAGGGCTGCGGGCTCGACTGGTCCGCATTGAACGTCCACTGAGTGACAGTCCGTGGTCCGAAATACTGTGTCCAGAAGCTCTCCTGGTCAGAGCCCTGGGTGTTCAGATCAGGCTGCTGGTTCGCTGGCACCGAGCGCAGAGCCTGATACCATTCTCCATTGAACTGAACGACGGATCCAGTGACGTAGGTCGCCGTCGAGGAATAGATAGCCGGTGTGAAGAGCATGGTTGGGCCGCTACCGCTGCCGCCCACCGGTGGAGGAAGGTTGTTGGTGTTCACCGGCCGGATCACTGCGCGCCGGGTCGCGAACGTCCAGACGTTGCGGCGAAGCTCCGCGTCACGAACCTTGTCATAGACGAAGGCCGTCTCGCTGGCATTCTTACTGTCATCGGTGAACGAGGCGATGCGGGTTGCTCCGCAGCGCTGCAGGGCGCGGTTCGCGATATCGACGGGGGTCTGAAACTTGGCCATGAGGCTTGGGCCTCCATAGCCCTAGTCGTTGGGGATGCGGGTCAACGTGATGTAGTTGGCCGTGAACGTGCCGATCACGATCTCGTACTGGCCCGGAGGCAGGTCAAGGACCTGGTGGCTAGTCGTCGCAGTGACCTGAGTGGCGACCGGGATATAGGTGACACCATCGAACGCTTGCATCTCGAGGTCGATTGTGCCGGTGCCGGTGGACTTGGTCAGCAGCATGTACTTGCCACCACGGAGCTCGAAGGCCGCCGTAGTCACCGCACCTATGTTGGAGAACTGGACGCTTTCTTGACCACGCATGGGGGCCTCCTAGAGCGGCACAGACGTGGAGTTGTTGTTGTTCTTGATGAAGCGCCAGATGGTCTCGATGGCCTGCCGGATCTCTTTCTTGGTCAGGTTCTTGGTGAGATCAACGCGGATCTCCAGGTCGCCGACGCCAGGCGCAAGAACGCCCTCGGTCACAGTCTGTGAACCAGAGCTCGCGACATTGTCGATCAGGGTGCCGCGGGTGAGCGACCAGGAAGCTGAAGCCATAGGAGGTCTCCTTCTAGGACAAGATGCTCGAACCGTTGATCAAAGTCAAGGCTGCGCGCAGGGCGGCCAGCAGTTGAGCCCTCGTAGTGACGACGCCGGTGTCAAAGGTGATGACGACATTGCCACCGGCGAGGCCGTTGACATCGGCATTGACAGCGGCCTGGGTAACTCCCTCCGCGTTGATCGCGGTGTTCAGGGTGCCCCAGTTGGTGTTCAGGGTGGTGACGTGGGCCTGTGTGGGGGTCGCACCGTCAGCAACAAGCGTCGCGACGTTGGCGGCCACGGTAGCCTGGGCAGCAACAACGGCGGCCAGGGCAGTGGCATCAGCAGCGTTGTCGGTCTTGAGGGTGGCCGGCAGAGCGGACGAGGCCGCGCCAGCAGTAGTGTTGTAGCCGAGGTTATTCAGACCGCCATCCTGGAAGTGCTGGCCCACGGTGACGACAATAGAATTGAGGGCCATAGGTGCCTCCGGAGGTACAAGTTGCGGCGGTGGAATACGCTGCGGTGGGGGTCTTATGAGAGGCATGTACGCCTCCCTAGAAGTTCATCCCCGGCCGGCGCTGGAGAGCCCACCGGCCGGGGATACGCGCATTCCCGCGCGGTTAGATCGCGTAGCCGACCCGCAGATAGATCGCGGCACCCGTGGTGACACCCGTGGTGTGGCAGACCGCGACGATGTCGAAGTAGCCACCCGGATTGGCGGACAGGCCGAGAGCCTGCCAGAGCTCCATCTGGCGATCGGCGATCGGATAGTTGCCTGACTGGTTCGTCTCGTTGGTGGGGCCAACGGCCGAGGAGCAGTCGATGTCGACGGCGAAGAACCCAGCACCGGTGGTCGGAACCACGAGGCCTTGGACGTTGGCAGGGGTGCCGTCCTGGGTCGCATCGCTGTAATAGACGGACAGCGAGAGCTTGCCGGCAGTCATGGCCGCGGCCTCGAAGATGACGTGCTTGATCACGGCATTGGTAGGGACACGGCAAAGCTGGTAGGTCGAACCGGCCAGGTCTCCAGAGACAGTCGAGGCAAAGCCATCGACTTCCCGGAAGATGGCCATGCCACCGCGGCCCGACGTGTTCTGGACGGAGGGGATCGCGTCCAGGTTCGTGATGGCGGCGGATTTGATGTGAGAGGTCTGGGTCATGGTGATGTTCCTTCACTGCTTGGGGCTGCTATAGGGCCGGCCTAGCCGGTACTCCGAGGCTCTCGCCGCCGGCCCTGTTCTCGCCTTACGGGGTGATATCGGCTCCCGTGGTGTCGGCACAGGTGATCTGCAGCACCTTGCCCGGTTGGGTCCGGGTAGCGCCGAAGGAAGTCTGCGTCAGCAGTTGATAGGGACGACCGGACAGGTCGGCGCGGATGTCGACATAGTTCGACATGTCCTTCCAGATCCCGAGATACATCCCCGACTTGGCGAACGCGATGCAGTTGCGCACGGAGCCGGTGAAGTTCAGGCGTTCGGAGAACACGAGATCGAACCCGAGGAAGCGAGTGAGCTTGCCATCGACAAGCACGGGCTTGTCGTTGAACTCGGTCGAAACGACTTCGACTTGGTTCAGAAGGTCGCTCTCTTGCTGCGAACCGATGACCAGGGTCAGCGGATCGGTGTCGATATCGACATGGTAGTGGCGGAACGTGCGCTTAGCTTCGATCAGCTTCGTCACCGTCAGGCCGCTGGCGGCGCTGGAACCAAAGGTGGAAACCACCTGAAACCCGGCATTGCCCACAGTCGTAGAGGTATTGAAGTTCTCGGGCGACAGGCCACCCGCGTCGGTGCCGATCTGCGACGGATTGAAGGCCGCGGCGATCAGGCAGTCGTCCCACGCACGACCAACAGCCATCGCGGCATTGGTCGCATATTGAGACTTGACGTCGACGATGGTGCGCAGTTCATCGAAGGTGTCGATCAGCTGCGGCAGTTCGCCGTCTTGCGGGAAGACCCAGCGCCGGGTGAAGTCCGCATCGATCCGGCCCAGCGGCGCAAAGCGGCCAGCAGGAGCGCGGAGTTGGACAGCGCCGATTTGGTTGATGGGCGAAGCTTGCTTACCCACATGGAAGCCCTCACGGACCTTGCCGCGAAGCTTGGACCCCATTTGCTGGAGCTTGAGTTCCAGGTTAGTGGAGAACTGCGTGGTGAAGAGCTCGAACAGGTTCTCAGACATGGCGAAGCCACCTTCTGCTGGAGTTACGGGTTCATCTAACGGATGGCCGTATCCAGTAACGGGGGCCTCTGCGACTTGTCTCAGGCTCTCCCTCCCGAAGGCGTAGGAGATGGGAGGGGCCAGGCGGATGGTCGCGCACGCCACCCGGCCCCGGGCCGCCCCCGCTGCGCGAGCCGCGCGGGCAACCAAGCATCAAGATACACCCTCAGGCGTCGATGTCAAGAGTGTTTCTTAGCAGCGCGCATGCCAACTAGGGCCAAGCGTGCTTGAGCACCGGTCTTACCCTTGGCGTGTTCTTTCTCGTGGGCATACTCGGACGTGCTTTCGCCGGCCGCCTTAGCCTTCTCCTTGAACTGCCCATGGGCGTTCGCGAAGGCTTTCTTCATCCAATGCTTAGCCATCACTTCCTCCGTTTGGCTTGGTGCCGCGCCGCCTTGACCCGCTCCACTTTCGGAGCGGGCCTGCCGGTATCGGCGTCGTTGAACTCCTTGCCCACCTTCTGTGGCACGCCGCCATAGCCACCTTTGGTATGGGCGGCTGCAGCCATCAGGCGACGCTGGGCTTTAGAGACGGAGGGCATACTAGTCTCCTACGGCTGCTTAGCGGCCCAGACGATCTTCTGGAGATCCGCCATTTGGCGGGCCTTGGCGACATCGCCAGCCAGATAGCTCGACACCCAACTCTCATCGGCCTTCAGATCATTGATCCGGGTCTGGGCCTGCTCAACGGTCATGAGCTCACCCGCGCCTGCGCCTGGAGCCAGGCTCTGGACGAACCTGGCTTCGCCGGTCTTCTCGCCGATGGTGCGGAACATCTCCATCACCGCGGCGTATCCGATCTGGCTCTCCAAGGCATTGATGGCCTCGGGCTTCACGCCCAGAGCCTCAGCCGTGTGCTTGGCCACGTCCAGGTTCGCCTGGTAGTTCGTGCCCCAGTTCTGCTTCAGCGAGGAGCGCTCAGCTTCCAACTTGACGCCGGCCTCAGCAGTCTCCGCGGCTTCCGCATCATCCAGAAACTTGGCGAAGGACTGAGCCACGCCCACGGCAGCCTCGGCTGGGAGGCCGAGCTTGACGGCAGTATCGCGCATAGTGGTAACGAAGCGCTCATCGAGATCGGAACCATCCGTGAACTTGACGTTCGCGAAGTCATAGCCAGTGGCCTCCTTAGGAACGCCTAGGCGCTCACGCACCGCCGCCCAGTTCGCCTCGTCAGAGGCATCTTTCGGCCAGCGGACGAGTTGGTCAGCGGGGACACCTAGACGACGCTCTGCTTCGCGGTGGGCCTTGGCTGCCTCGAGAGCAACGGCCGCGGGATCCTTGGTATCCCAGCCGCGCTGTTGGATATGCCCGATCAGGTCGGGATCCGTCACAGTGCTGTACCAAGTGGCAGCCGGGGTAGGTGCCGGCGGTGCATTCGGGTCTACTACGGGATCAGGCATCGTCTTCTCCAGTCAGTTGTATGTTGAAGTTCTGCCCATTGTACAGGGCGAACATTTGCTCAGGGCTCAGATGTAGGTGTTGCGTGATCCGCAACCAAACCTCGCGGCGACCCTCTAGAACCGCGTGGATCCTCGGATCCGGATCGAAGCAAGTCTTGTCGGCTCGGCAGAACTTGGCTAAGTCACTCAGGACTGCTTGCGCATGATATGAGCGCCCAAAGGTGAGCTCGTAGTTCCGCTTGCGGACGCGCAGGAAGTCGAGAGCGTGCTCGGCCTTCTCCTTCAGGGTGTTCAGGTCCATTCCGTTCTCTCCAGCCTAGCATTGTGCCACGGAACCTTGTCGCAGTCGGCAGGCATGGTTCGCATAGCGCGAACGGCGCACTCAGTCAACATGACGGTCGGCTCGATGACCATCGCGTGGGTCAGGCCGTAGTGAAGCCGGCTATCGTAGCGGCGCATCACCAAGCAGCCCTCTTCGTCGTTGATCGAGACCAGAACGGTCATTGGCCGGCTCCTGAAGGGGGTGCAGGAGGTCCGCCGCCCGGCTGCACGGGCTTGCCCTGCCCAGCGTTCTGGGCCTGGCTCACGGCGTTGTTCATCCCGGCCTTCGCCTGGACAGCCTGCGCCTTCATCATCGCTGCCTTGGCCGGGGCTTCCTGGATCTGCTGCTGCCGCTCCGTCGCCTGGGCGCGAGCCTGACGCTTCTGGGCGATCATCTGCGGCGAAGCCATCCAGCTGACTGGCGATCCCTGGATGTCGGCGATCTCGGGGAGGGCCGTGTCGAAGTCGTAGACGTCGAGGAGGCTTGGGTCCTGGGTCGCGTTCACGATCGTGAGCGTAGTCTCCAGGGAGCGCATGAAGCCTGCCACTTCCTGGGCCCGGGCAGCGCGCGCCAGAGGGCTCGTGTAGTTCACGTCGTATGCCCCGTTGACCTCAGCGAGGGCCGGCGGCATGGGCGGCAGGAGCCGCATACGGGCCATCAGGTCGAGCTCGCGATCGATCATAGGGCCAAGATATTCGTTCTGCTGGCGGCCGACTGTGGGGGCGAGGAGGATGCCCTTCTCGTTGACACGCTCGATCACCTCGGTCGCTGTCATCTGCGGCGTCTCCTCCAGGATCTGGAAGAGGCTGACGAGGAAGGCATCCTGGATCAGGCCGACCTCCATGTCCATCATGTCCTTCGAGACCTGGATCTGACCGGTGGGAAGAACCTGGATCAGCGGCTTCCCGTCTGAACTCACGCCGCCCTTGTTCAGGGCCCCGGGCCTCATGCTGATGTCGACGAGGCCGTCGTCCGCCGTCAGGAGGACAGGGTCCGCGGCGCGGTGTCCCTGCTTCAGGAAGGTCCGCTTCTCGGCGTTCAGGGTCTTGATCGCCGGCAGAACCATCATGGCTGGGCTGCGGCCGTAGATCTCGCCGGGGGTCTGGTCATAGCGCGAGGCAGCGATCGGGAACGTGTGGTAGCCGCTCTCCTCCAGGAGGACGCGGCCCTGCATCGAGACGAAGTAGGAGGCGAACTGCAACCCCTTACTGTCGATCCGGTTCGGATCCCAGTCACTTCGCGGGCAGACGCGGTGCAGGAAATCGAAAGGGAACTCCGACTTGGCCTTCATCGCAGAGATGATGTTCTCTGGCAGTTTGTCGCCAAAGCGCTGGTAAGCCTGACGTGGGGTTAGACGGAACCAGCGGATGAAGCCATCGATCAGGCCCTGATGGTTCTCGTGAAGGAAGAGCTCGCCTAGAGGCATGGCCTTGTAGCGAAGGGCGTTCATAGGCTTGCCGTCCGCCCCATAGGCGCGGTCAATGAACATCCCGGCTGTACCGAAGGCTCCGAGCCCCTGGTACTGGTTCTGGTTCTGAGCGCTGAAGTTCGCGATCGGGGCATAACGCAGCTTGAAGAGCCGGCGCGTACTCTCCTCCATCCAGAGGCGGACCTGGCGGTTCTTGCGCAGTTCCGGTTGATCCGCGATCAGCTGGTGCCAGAACATATTCCGCGGCGTCAGGAGGCTATCGCAGATGGCGGCGAAGCGGTGTAGCGCCATCATGGCCGAGGCGTCGACCTGGCGATCGGTCTTCTTCACGCCGGGCTGATTGTAGTTCCCATAGTAGAACGTGTTTCGGCTAGTCGGCAGA